TGCAAGACCAGTTCGTTGTCTACACGTTTCGGTTTGAGGAGTGTGTCAATCCTGAAACCACACCAGGTTGCCCAGGGTATGTAGACCCTCTGCTTTATCAAGCAAATACACCACAGATTGAAATCTATAACACACTGGAAGATGAGAGCGTAACTAACGCGCTGGACCCGACCAATCCTGACCTCTACGAGGAAGACAAAGAAGAGGCTGCTAAAGAAGACGACGAAAAAGAAAAAGATAAAGATGACATGGAAAAGGCTCTTGCTGCTTCTCAGAATGCCATCACTTTAGCTAGCACCATATCGCAGGAAGCGCTGGTAAATGCTATGAATGCGACAGTAAACATGACCACCTATTATGCCGTTCGCATTGATGGTGGCGCTTATAAAGAGACACAAAAACTTGTGGACAGTCAACTCCCAGAGAACCGCAAAGGACTGCGGAATGGATTGGCTCAACAACTGCTACATGACCAGATGGTTGATGCTCAATACAAATAGGAGATTTGTGATGAGGATAACAACGATTGCTGCGCTTGCCCTGATTATACCAGTGGCAGCAATGGCGGAAACAACCATTGAAGGTAACATAGCGTCCAAGTGCATAATTAACACTGATACCCAGGGCGTCTATGGAAACCCCACACCAGACAAGCTGAGTACAGCCACAACTGATGGCGGCGTGCTTCCTATTATTCGGTATGATGTGGCGATAGCTGACTACTACACCGCTAAGATAACGACGCCAACCAGCTTTTCTACCAGCCCAACGCTTTCAGATACCGTTGCTTGGTCTGGTTCCACGTCTGTTTCAAACACCTCAGACGCTTCTATGTCTGGTTATGAAACCAATAAGGTAACATATGAGGCCACGACAGAATTTGACCTGACTGTGGCTGGCACGGTTTGGTTTGAGGTGAGTAGCACTGCGGAATATGGTTACAGCAAAGCATTCCCAGGCGGCACCTATCGAGCCATTGTGCAGGCGGAGTGCATAGCGAATTGAGAACGCTGGCGCTTATGGTTGGATTGATTACAGCGGCTTCCTCGGTTGCCGCTCACGAACTCACGCCTACCTATCCAAAACTGATGCCATCGTATGTGGACGGGTTGGTAAGCGCCAAGATGCGTATGTTTAACGCCAGACAAGATATTGATTACTATGAGATTGGTGTGTTTACGAAAGACATGGTGGCCATTCCGTTTGCCACAACCAATCAAATTATCAAAGTTCCACATGGCACCAGCTATGAATTTGAAATCTTCATAAGAAACAGAGACAGGCCAGCCGCCGTTTACATTTGCACGATGTCAAAGTTGCGGTCAGACAAAGCACAGAATGCAATCATATCGTCAAAGGTTTGTTCCAAGTTTGATGGCGAGTTGCAATGAAACGATGGGGAGTGCTGTTGATGCTTGTTGCTTGTCCCGCATACGCTGACTCTTCATCTCTAGCGTTGCAGCTTCCAAGCTCGCAGGGAACCTATGCCCAGGATGCTTTCCGAGCTGGTGACAAAGATTGCAAGAACGCGATAGGCGGCAGCGTTAATTTTGAGTTCGGTGTCCTGGGTGCGCTCAACAATGTTGGCGGGTCTTACGATTATCAAAGTCAAGCCTTCAAGGACCAATCAAAAGACGTTGGTGTCTTTGCACGCATGGTCATACCGCTTAACGCACCGCGAGAACGCATCAACTGCAATACGCTTTATCAGCTAGAGTTGCAGCAACGACGCCTAGAAATTCAAAAGCTACAGACCGAGCTGCAACAGCTCAAAGCAATGACAAAAAACACGAAGTTTGAGAACTGACATGAGCGACCTTGGAGATGAGATTGAGAAGATCGAAGCCCTCTCTGACAAGAAAATGTCACTCGGCGGGTTTCGTTTTACTCCTGCTCAGTTGGGCGTCGCTTTTGCTGCCATTAGTTCTCTCGTTGGCGCTCTTTATGCGGGCTTTGTCATGTACCAAAAGATTGAGGAAGTGGCGGGGTTAGACCTTGGTGCATACGAGCAGAAGATGGAGGTTATGGATGCAAAGGTTCAGGAGTCGTTGGACTACGCCAGGGACATCAAGAACGGTTTGCGGGATGACATTCTGCGGATAGAGAAACAAGCAGACCGTGTAGAAGACATGGTGCGAAACACTGAGGAAAAAGTAAGGGTAATGATTGATGACGCGGAAGGGCGTTTTGAGGTAAAACGTGAGCAGCTTCGCACATCGCAGACGGCTGACATGAAAGAACTTGAGAACAGGCTAAACGCAAAACTACAGCGGGCATTAGACAACCCACTGGCTAAGTAGGAGTGCAGATAGTGAGAATTATTTTAGCAGGCATGACCGCGCTGTTATTGTCAGGCTGTTATCTGACACTGCCATCGTTTTATGATGACAATGAATCTTTGCTTGCTGTTGATGTGAGAATGTCCGTTGCCAACCTTGATTGTGCTGGTGAGGTAAAGCCTCAGGTTGTTTCTGTTGATCGATCAATTCAACGTCTAGCTCTCTATTCAGAATCAAAAGGCTCTACCGATGTTGGCGAGATGATTGGCCTAATGCGTAAAACAACTGAAGGCATGTTGCAAAAGGACATCATATCTCCAGCGTTTTGCGGCATAAAAAAGAAGGTTCTGGAGAAACAATCGGATGACGTGGCAAACGCAATCATGGGGAGATATTGATGGCGAGTTTAGAAAAGATTGAGGCGCTTGTAGCTGAGTCCAAGGCGCTATTCGATAACGGCGAAATCACACAAGAAGAATTTGCAGAAATCCTGGAGGACATCAAACGAACTGAGGCTGTAGAAGAAATGTCAGACGACGTAGTTCTCAAAGCCCAAATCATCACTGTTTTAAGCATTGCAACTTACCTAGCATAGAGGAGCCACCATGTCTGAGATACTCGACAAATATGATGAGAACGGTAATGGGAAGATTGACCCGCACGAACTAGCTCTCATTGAGCTTGAAGACCGTAGGCGCCGAATGGAAGACGATGACGCGCAACGCGATCAACAGCGGAAGATGATTTGGTACGTGCTGTTCGGCATGTTGGGCTATCCATTGTTCGTCTTGGGTGCATCCATTGCTGGGGTAGATAAAGCTGCTGACCTTATTGCTTCAATGGCTACAATCTATTTTCCATCAACCAGCTTATTGGTTGGCGTATTCTTTGGTGCTGAAGCAATGAAAAAGAATGCCAGCGCCACTGCGGAAAAGAAGGCTTAAAAGTGTTTGGCTTTGGCGCAATCGTGCCGATGGTGCTTGTGCTGACGACGCTTGGTGGAGGTGTTTATTTTTATTACACGTCCACCCAAGCAACGATCCAGCAATTGCGTGAAAACAATTACGCCCTTGAGGCGGCTAATAAGACCAATCAGGAAACGATAAGCCAAATGGAGCAAGCGGCAGAGCTTTCCAAGAAGTTGAATAAAGAGTTATCGGATAAATACAATCAGTCTGAGTCGCGGGTGAACTCATTGCGGGATAAGTTGATCGACCATGACCTCACTAATCTTTCGATGAAGAAACCAGGTTTAATCGAAAAGAAGATAAACAATGGAACGAAAAAGGCTTTTGAGTATCTTGAGCGTGTCACTGCTATTGACGGGGTGCAGCCTGTGGTCGAAACCCGAGCCGATAGTAGTGACGGAAACCAAGATAAAACCAATCCTAATTGAGATTAAGGACCGTCCTCGTCCACTTTCAATGAAGGGTGTTTCTTGGTTTGTAGTGACTGAAGAAAACCTTGAAGAGTTCAAAGCTCGCTTTGTTAAGGAAACGGGTGGTCAACTTGTGTTTTACGCAATAGCGGTTGGCGACTATGAACGAATGGCGATAAACCTGGCAGACATCACGCGCTACATAGAACAGCAAAAGCAGCTCCTTGTTTATTATGAGACTTCAATCGAAGCACAAACCAAAAAGCCAGAAGAGGTGACAAAGTGAAAAAGTCTAAAGTGAATGCTGTTGAAGCCTGGAAGCCTTTAAGACATAAACACGCGACCAGCATTGGTCATGGGACGCATTCAAGACCAAAGAACAAGCATGATAGAAAATCGTGGAAGCGCTACAGAGGTCAAGGCAAATGAGCGAAGCACTAAGAAGACTTCAAGAGAAGATTGGCGTCACCGCCGATGGTGGCTTTGGGCCAAACACCGCAAGGGCTATCGCAAAGCACTATGACTTTTCTGTTTTGCGTGGCGCTCATCTTCTAGGTCAGGCAGCTCATGAAAGCGGTTCATTTTATTTCACTGAAGAGAACTTGAACTACAGCGCTGAAAGCATCGTGAAGGTGTGGCCTTCCAGGTTTGCAGATTTAGAAAGCGCTGAACCGTTCGCCAGAAACCCAAAGGGCTTGGCTGATGCTGTCTATGGGGACCGCATGGGCAATGATGGTGAAGGCTGGCTCTGGCGTGGCAGGGGTTTCCTACAGCTTACTGGTCGCAACAACTATGAAACATTCGCAGAAGATATGAATCTTCCAGAGGTTATGGATAATCCTGATTGCGTCTGCACTGAGTATGCGATGGAAACCGCCATCTGGTTCTTTGAAAAAAATGGACTGTTTGAGATAGCTGACCTTGGCATCCTAGAGGACGTGATTGAAAGAATCACAAAGCGGGTGAATGGCGGAACCCACGGTCTTGATGATAGAATAAAGAAGACCCAACAAATATACGGGTGGCTAAGTGGGTAAGCTCTCAAATACTCAAAACACCAGACTGGGTGGCCTCATAGCCGTTTTAAGCGGTCGCGAGCCCTATGAACACATTCTGACGGGTCTTTTAGCGTCAGAGTTCGTTGTGGCCACTGACGGGGCTTATACGCTTACGGAAAAGGGTATGCGTGAAAAAGATAGGCTAGCCACCCTAGCTGGTCTTATGGTGGAAAAGGATTATGCGGCTCCTCTTCCTCGCAAGGCTCAAGAACCCTGAGCGGTTCTCCGCATAACGCACAAACCCATTGGCTCTCTGAGTGCATGACTGGGATTGTGTCAGCAAAGCATTTGGCGGGGTCAACCATCTCATCGCACCAGACGCACTTTTTCAAATCTGTGTTCATCGTTCCCACCTGTAGAAGACGTGGTTGTTGATGGTCACTGTTTTGGTTTTGCTCGCTGCCCACGATGGTAGCACATAAGTCGCGTGATAGTGAGTTGCTCCCTCAGACAGGTCTGGCATACTGCCATCCATCACCGCTCTTGCGATTGTGACTGAATCCTCAAAAACTTCTTGGTTTGCTGCAACATCTGATTTTCCATCACAGTAAAAACTGAACTGGCACTTGTTCTTGACTGGGTAGTCCTGTTTCCAAGAGTACGTTGGACCTTGGGTGACCACATCGCAGACCGTATCTGGAAATCTGGTGTCGTCTACTCTATTCATAATTGTGTGCGCTACAGCAATTTTCCCAGCGAGGGGTTCGCCACGGGCTTCGAAGTAGATGGCGGTTGCCATGCATATTAGGCTGCTTATCAGCATTGCTCATTTCCCAAATGGCGGGACAAAAATCTTTAAGAACTCCAGCGGGTACATGCAGGAGTTATTCGCCGTCCAATATTCTCGGTCCCAAGATTCGCAACCAAGCAGGAAGTTGATGATGATGTAGAGAATAAAAAGACCCGTTCCAAGCAGAGCGGAGCCCTGTAGCAGTAGAGACGGTAGGTAATAGCGGAGTTTGGTCATTTTCTTTCCTTCGTGTTTTGGTTAGCGAGCATTTCCATTAAGAGACTTAGCCGTGGTGAAATCTCACGCTTGCCAGATTCAAAGAGGCTGACTGAGGCTCTGTTCTCATAGCCTAGCATGGCAGCCATCTTATGCTGAGACAGGCCAAGACTTTCTCTAACTTGCCTAAACCTGCCAGCGGTCATTTTTTGTTGCTTGTTACCTTGCATAGTGCTTCCCCTCTATCAGAGTGTCTAAAACTTCAATCAACTGGTCGAAATAAACGTCATCAAACGAACCGCAGATTTTAATTTCACCCTTGCGAATTTTTATTGTTTCTACGGTGTAGGTGTCGTTCCAACAAAGGCTAATCCGAACTATACCTTTGTGCTTGTAGCCATTAACGCGGAACTCTAAAGCCGCGCGGCGCGTTTCTGTTTCGCCGTGTGCCAGAAACTTCTGAGCTCCATATGACATCAGAGCCATAGGTGACTGAGCTACAATCTGATTCTTTATTTCTTGAGCATAAATCATGTGTTCACTGGTCATTGGTCTTACTCCGTGGTGTTTCAATAAAAAGAAGATAGGGTTATTGTTTGCGTTTGTCAACAATAAAAACAATCAACCCCAGTCTTTTTTATGACCAATACTTTCGTTGTGAATCCAGCCGTCTTTGTAAGCGGCTAGTTCAGCTTCTGTCATGTTTTCTTTGGAAACCCTTAAAAGCGGAGAGGTATCCAGCTTGAAGTAGTGAGGGTTGAACGGTCTGCCGTAGTAGTTGTCGGCTGCACCTCTATCCCATGGGCCATTGTGGCGTTTATATTGCGCTGAGTTTTTGTTCATTTACGTTTGTCCTTCTCCCGCTATGGGTGGGGCCGTTAGGCCACCACCTCTGCTTTTAAGATTTTATTTTTGCAAGCGTTGCGATTCCATTCCTGGGTTCCAACAACGTGCCAAGCCCAGATGCCGTTATTGTCCTGAGAGCCAAAACGCATTTCACCAAAACAAAAACAAATCGCGCCAACGCCAAAGTCTTCTGGCTTTATAGAAACTAAGGTTCCACTGTCGTGGTCGAAGCGAGCTGCATCCGTTTGCCATGTCCATTCTTCGTTAGATGGCCCATGGGTTTTTGTCAGGGTAACTTTGAAGGTTTTATCGCCCTTCTTTACCAGCCAGCCACCAGTTTGGTCGCAGCGTTGAACAGCGCCAAGCAGTTCGCCTTTTTTGCCGTTGCTAAAATCAAATATCTTCATGGTCTTTCTCCGTGGTTAGTGAAGAGAAGATAAGGGCATTGTTTGCATATGTCAACAGTTGTTTTTGATATAAGCAAAAAAAAGAGGGGCCGTGGCCCCTCAAGTTGAATCTTGTTTCTAGTTATTGTCTGTGGCCCATAAGAAGAGCATGAGCTTTTAGGTAATTTTCTTCAAAGGCTTTTGATTGTTGGGAGCTGTCGCCAATCACTTTAAGAGTTGCCCTGGCACTAGCACAAAGGCCGTTGCATTCGCCGTTAAAGCCGCCTACTCCCTGCATGTCTACATAGTACTGGGCGCGGCTGCGAAGCTCTGAAAGCTCTGGCCCTTCCTCTGCGCTTATCCAGTAATGCTGCTTTGTTTCTTTAACTACTGGCGGTGCCTCGCAATCGCACTCGACGTGGTCGATGTAATAGCGCTTTGGAATTCGATATAATTTAGTCATGTCATTTCTCCGTGGTTAATAAAAAGAAGATAATGATTCTGTTTGCATATGTCAACAAGCAAAACAAAAAATAATCAATAAATTTTACTGGTTGGTATTTTCCCACTTTCAACAGCGGCTCGGAATTGTTTGAGGGTAACAATATCAATTTTTCCAGGCTGACTCATGTAAGCATCGCCAAAGCAATTATCGCTTTCTTTAAGGCATCCAGTTTGCCAGGTCCATGGACCTTCTTTGTTGCCAATGTAAAGCCGAACACGGCATATGCTTCCAGCGCGAACGCCAGTGTCAACAATAGGTGCATAGCCGTTCGATAATGCCTTCCACCAAACGATACGTCCTTTCACTTTACCCTTGTTTTTTCCAGAGGTGTAACGAGGCAACAATTCAACTACCTCGTTCATTGTGTCTTCACCAAATCTGCGACAAGCAAACGACCAGCCAAACTCATCTGCGAGCTTGGCTGAGTTTTGATATAAATTGGCTTGTGCGTATCTCATCGTTATGCCCAGTCTTCAAACTTTAGAAAGCAACCTTTGAGGCGGAACCAAGCTGGCCTGCCGTCATGTTCCATCAGAATGGAAACCTGACCCCAAGGCTTATCGCCGCCAACTATCCAGCGCTTGCCAACTTTTTTGGCCCAGGTATCGAGGCCGTTTTGTTTTGCTTGATAACGCATTTTCAATGGTCCTTCGCGGTTTTGATGTAATTATAAATAAGGATGGTGTTTGCATATGTCAACAACTGAATTAAAAAAAAGATGAAAAAAAATCCCCCCGCGTTTAAACGGGGGGCAAAGTACCCGACTGGGTCATTTTCAGGGAGGGACTCAGAAACCGCTAAACGAGTCGATTAACGCGTCTAACTGTTTCACGTCCCAAACTAATCGGCGCTGACTTATTTGTATAGGTTTTGGTGCTTCGTTGTTCTGAACCATGCGCGAAAAAGTGTTAGGCGATACGCCTATGTATGCTGCCGCTTGGGCCTTGCTTAAACATCTTACAGCGACACCATCAGGCATCTTTATCGTGGTTTCTACCACCGCTTCGCTAACCATTTGTCATATTCCCCTTTGAGTCGTGTAAACGCTAGACGAGCATCATCGTCATCATGAAATTCTGTTCTGCTTTTAATGCCAAGTGCTGTTCGTAGACCACTTGCAACTGATTCTGAATCGTTGATGTTTATTTCAGAGAGTCGCAAATTATCGCGCAAAAAGACGCCGAATTCTGGATTAGAACAAAGCATAGCAGCGAGTTTAATCATGTTAGCGCCTTCTTCGTTTTTAATGATTGCTGTTTCTTTAAGCGCCGCTATTGCCACCCACTGCTCAACTGATGCTTTTGGCACACCGAACATGCGAATTGCTTCATCAGCTTGTTCTAGCGGTATCTCTACAACGAACTGAGCGACGTTTCGTGTCTTAACTATCTTGAAGTCAGCATATGTTCCAGAAATAATTTTGTTAGTCAAAATTCTGTTTCCCTGTAGTGAGGGCTTGAGTACCAGAGCTTCATCGCTAGCAGTCTGCCAAATGATTCGTCTCCGGTTTCTTCAGCAAAAAATCGTTCTTCATTTCCCGCATGGTGCAGAGCCCTGTGGTGGTCAGGGCAGAGAGGGATGGCGTTTTGATCGCCTGCCTTCATACCCATGCCCCTGGTGCCGCTCCAGGGCCGCAAAAGGTGGTGCGCTTCCACACCAACCTTTCCGCATAAACAGCACGGCCTATGACGCACATAGTCCAGATGGCTTGGCACCTTGAGTTGTCGTGACATCTGGGATGTCAAAACGGCACATCATCATCGAGCGAATCGGAACTGCTAGCACTATATGTAGGCGATTCGTTTTTCTTTTCTTTTGCTGCCAAGCTAACGCTTGTCATTTTAACGCCTGATTTAGTTTCACGCTTACGACCCCAAATCATGTATTCGCCAAGACTGCCGTCTTTAGGGGTTACAGTCCCGCTCATGTCGGCGTCTCTGTCAGAGCGTTTTCTGTCGTTAGCATAGATTGGTCCTATTTTTTTATAAAATTCAAAATAGGTGTTCCCATCTCTGTCAGTAACTTCAGCAACTAAAGCTCTGTCTGACATCGCCTCGTAAACCTCAAAATAGGTTTTTCCATCTTTGCTTGTGGATTGAGTCAATATCATTCGGCTCTCTTCGCCCTCAATATTGACCTTTCCTTGGCGAAGTATTTTAAGGTCGTCCCAAGATGCTCTACCAAACGGTTTCATATGCTCCGCTGGATAAAGCGCTCCAGAATTTGTGTTATCATAATCACTCATCGACTTATTCCCTCTACCCAAAGCAGGCGATGCTGCTCAGGTTTTTCTGTGTCATCTGATAGTTTATATTTTGAATACATTTTATTATTTCGCTTATCGTGAATCAGCTTTGATTCAATGTTCCACCCTTCTTCTTTGAGCTTATGAACTACAGCGCTAAGTCTAAAGGCTCCAAAGTTGTTCAGAGCTTCCAGCGGTGTCAGGCTTGCTCCGGTTAGAAAGTGCGTAAGGATTTTGTCTTTCTGGCTTTGTTTACGCATCGTTGGTCTCCATCGTGGTCAAGTTTTCAAGAGATGTTAAAAGATTTGTTCTGGCCTTTTCTGTTAATTGCGGATCAACTTTTACGTCTCGAATAACCCTTTCTATTTCGAGGCGGTTGGTTTCGTATAAATCAGGGTTCTTGCTAAGACGGTTTTTCATCATCATTCCCCATGGTTTTATTTCGGTGAATGATTGGATTACTGAACTGTTTTTATCAAACAGACGAAACGGCGCGTCATTGTAGTCGTATGCTATTGTGCTGTCCTGGCCTCTTGTTGGCTTTGAGGTAGCGTCTGCGTCTACAACCACAGTTGTTGCGGTTTGTTCAACCTCACGCACTGGGTTATCTTGTTCGGGGTCATATTCGCCGGTCGGGATTTTGAACAGCGTTCTCATCACAAATTTCTCTGCATATGACAAAGCAGAGCCGCAAGACTGAGCCCCGCCATATTGCAAATAAACAGTTCGCTTAACTGGCACTTCCCAGACTTCTCCGCTTTCGTGCATCACGATAAAAGCGAAACGTACCTTGTAAGTCCTGCCATCAGGTGAAATTGATGCCTCTTCCTCATTTGGAATAAGCATGAGGCCAGCTTGATTGAGCCAAGGCCTAACAGCTTCGTAGTAAGCGTCAATGCTCACATAGTTATAAGACTGGAAATCGTTCTTTGAGTCGTGCGCCAGCTTTTTAACTTGTTTCTGAACGCTGAACATAGCCTCTGCTATCACTTTTGGACATTTCATGGTCATCACATTATCTCCATTTCCCAAATATCACGGGCCGCAGCCCTCGTGGTTTCAGACCACATCCAGTGGTCAACGTCTGGATAGACGCAACGACAACATTCGAAAATGTCATCGCTAAACGAAAGAACTCGTTCCAATGATTTCGCCGCATGGTGAAGCTGACTTAGCCATCCACTTACGTTATCAACGCGAAAAGTTCTTACTTCTTTAGTGCCAACGTAATCTATCCATGGTTCTCTATTGGTAGCGTTGGCATAAATTGCAGCTTGGCGGCAATGTGCAGCTGATACTGTTGATGTTATTCGGCCAACGGTTTTTGTATCGCGCACTTTGTCTGCATATAGAAGGTCGTAATAGCCAATCCAAGGAACAGGAACGCCATCAATTTTTATTGTGACTTTTCCTTGCTCGGCTTCTGGTGGCTCTCCTAGACCGCGATAAAAACGAGCAGCGGTAGTAACATAAGACTCCAGCGCCTTACGTTCTTTCTGTATTTTGTCTTCGGGGTATTCATTGATTGCGTTTGCTAAATTATCATCGAACACCTTATACGCCAGAGTAACTAATTCGTCGTCTTTGACGTCATGTTCGAATGCTGCTTTCGCGGCGGCTCTATCAGCGCCTTGGCCGCGCCATGCAGATGGACCTGCTTCTTCGTCTTTAATGCCAGCAATTTTAAGCAGCGTTAAAGCGGGCTGGGTTATCCATCCATTAATAGTTGATGCGGATAGGTGCATCACTCCGTGACGTTCAAATGCGTTGGTCATTTATGCCTCGTGGTTCTTTCTGGTGCCTTATGATAGCCTTTTGGTGTATTAAGAATCAAGCCCTTTCTCAAAAACATATTATTTTTTAATATTAAATTACTGCAAACAAAATAGGTCCTACAGGCTCTACAGGCCCTACAGGACTGGTCCTACAGGCCCTACGGGTGCAATGGGTGCAACTGGACTGGTCCTACAGGCACTACAGGGGCAATAGGGACAAAAGGGACAAAACAGCAATGATTGCGAGACGAAACAAATACAATAATAAAATCACAACGTATGACGGTTATCGCTTCGATAGCAAAAAGGAAGCGCAAAGATATTTTGAATTAAAGATGCTTCAGCTTGCGGGAGAGATAAGCGTGCTTGAGCTACAGCCTGTCGTTCCATTGCTGGTCAACGGTCAGTGGATTGGTAAATATATAGGGGACTTCAGTTACAGAAACAAAGATGGCGAAAGGGTTATTGAGGACGTAAAATCGCCAGCAACCAGAACGCCTATTTACAATTTGAAAAAGAAGATTCTGGCGACCTATGACCCGCCTATTCATATACAAGAGATTTTTTGATAAAATCACAGGCAAAGAACCGGCCCATCTGGGTTTCAGAAAGGGGGTTCTAATGCAACCCGAAAATATTTTAGATGTAATCAAAAAAGCTTCACGCTCTTACACAGAGGCGTTTGTCTCCTGTTCAATAATGATGGTTCAGTTAGACCTTAGTGCGTTCACCTGGTCTCACCTTGGGACAGCGGCATCAACAGGGCTCTATAGTTTCATTGGTGTCATGATTGCGCTTATGGCGCGTCCTGGTTCAAGTGATTTCTTTAGAGCTTGGGTGACAGGCGTTGTAACGATGCTTGCAGATAGGTTTATTCATCCGCCCAACTTTGGAGAGCAGATGACGGAGGCCATACTGACAGGCTTTGGTGCTTTCACACTCGCAATAATCTTTGATCTAACTCGTAAAAAAAAGGAAACATGAAATGCTGAATAAAGTTAAATCAGCGGTGAGTGCCGTTGTGCAAAGAGGCAAAGATATTTGGAAATACGAAAGACGTGTCGTCTACGGTGCAATCATCGGCTTCGCGGTTGGATTCTTCGTGGCTTATTAAAAAAGGGGGCGTTAGCCCCCAATCACTTTTCTTTGCCGCCGCACCAAACGTGCTTACCGTTGATTTTTCGCCAGTGCGGTTTCTGTTTCCATCCGCCGCGCGGTTTATTTTCAGGTCGGTCTTTTAATTGATTGTATTTATTGCGGTCAGTAGCAAATAGACTCATCAAAACTTTAAGCATTTTTTCACCTTCTGGTGCCTAATTGGTTTAATTGGTCCTTCCAATAAACTCTATTTTTTCAGCGGTTTTGTCAAACAAATACCAGCAAGCATTGTCTTTTCCAGTGTGTTTGCTGCCGTCTATCCACTTCACTCTTCCAATGCTCACGATTTTTCGTAGGCGCGATAGAAGCGGAATGGCTTGTTTAGTGTGAGCCCAATCGGCATCAAATAAAAGCCATGTTGGGGCCATGTTGGATAGGTGCTGAATTAAAGGGTGCAGAACGCTGCGCTGCCATGGTGGGTTTGTTATAAAAACTTGAGCGCCATTTGTTCTTGATAATGAAAAAGCATCCATTTGAATTATTGTTTTTTCCTGTGGCTCAAGGTCTGAAAGCCAGACTGGCACATGACCAAAGCTAGACAAATGACGAGCAAGTCTACCGTCTCCGGCGCATGGTTCAGAGAATTTCGTTTGCGGTTGAAGGTGAGGTAAAAGCGGCAAAACTGCGGCGCGCGGGGTGGGGTAAAAGTCCCGTGGCTTTCGCTCAAATTCGCTACGTTTTCCCATCAGAAAACCTCGCTGAAATTTTTTTCTCCAAAGTGCTATTGGTTCTTTTCATGATTTGCGTATAGTCGCAAGACCACTTAGGCAGACCAACCAGGAGGAAGCATGTCATTCGAAGCGATGTCTTGGGCCGCTAGGCGTCCATGTAAGAACAGCCTAAACAAGCTAGTTCTTCTTATGCTAGCAAATTATGCAGACGAAAATCATAGGACATGGCCAAGTTATAAGCATTTAGCGGAACTGTGCGAATGCACTGAACGCTCCGTTATCAGGGCTTGTAAATCTCTGCAAGAAGAAGGCGCTTTGGCTATATGGCCACGGTTTACACCTCTAGGTAAACAGACGAGCAATTTGTTTATATTGCACGTTCTAGAGGGTGACAAAAAAGGGGGGGTGAGGGTGCCAAAAACAGCACCCAATACTATCAATAATATACTTGAAAATATTAATCAGATTGGGGGTGACAAAAACAGCACCCCTAAAACTGATAAAAAATACTGCCAGGATTTTGAAGATTGGTGGACCTTATACCCCAGGAATGACGGCTCTAAGAAAAAAGCTCATGAGCTCTGGCAGCGTGTCACAAACAAAGAAATTGACGTTGCTAAATTGCAACAAGCGACATTCAAATTTATGAAAGCCAGCATAGGAAAAGATAAAAAGTTTTTACCACATGCAACAACCTGGCTATCGCAAGGTCGATGGGAAACAGTTGAAGAAGCACAAGCAATAACCACGAACCGCAACTCACTAGCTGGATAACAAATGCTACAACTAATAGACCAAGGAATTCGCCTTCGTAATTACGATGCAGGCGACAAGAAGACGACATGCCCGCAGTGTTCGCACACCAGAAAAAACAAGAAAGACCAGTGCCTATCAGTTACAATAGACAGGGATGGTGGTGCTGTTTGGATGTGTCATCACTGCAACTGGACGGGCGGTCTTGGCGGCGATGATTTTAAAAGAAATCGTGAACCAATCCAGAGACGCGAATACAAGAAACCAGAGCCACTAAAGCACATCGCGATTTCAGACGGCGTGAGGGCGTGGTTTCAGGCCCGCCACATATCCGAGAAAACTGTTAATGAATATAAGTGTTACAAATCCAGCATCAGCTTTGGGGACGCTCCAGAGGCCTGCATAGCATTCCCATATTTTGAAGACGGTGAATTGGTTAATGTAAAATACCGCACCAAGGATAAGCGGTTTAGACAGGAAGGCGGAGCGAAGCGCACCTTGTTTGGCATTGATAAAGTTAAAAAATACTGGGCAGACACGGGTAACAAGTACGTCATTTTCGTTGAAGGGGAGATGGACGTGCTAGCGCTATGGGAAGCTGGGTTTGAGTACGCCACAAGCCTACCAGACGGCGCTCCAAAGGAAGCAAAGTTTGATGCCAACGATAAACGGTTTGAGGCTTTGCAAAACTGCGAATGGCTTGATGAAGTAGAGCGTGTCTATATCGCTACAGACGGCGACCAGGCGGGCCAGTCCTTAGCTCTGGAGCTAGTTCACCGCTTTGGCAAGGACAGGTGCTGGAACGTAAAATGGCCAACGATAAACGATGTGGTTTGCAAGGACGCCAACGAGACGCTAGTGGAGCATGGGGTCTATGTCGTCAATGAGTGCATAGACTTTGCCACACCTTATCCCATAGACGGGCTCTACACGGTCTCTGACTACAAGACAGAGGTCTTAAATATCTACAGGGGTCACGTCCAAAAGCCAGTCAGCACTGGGTTTCATAACCTTGATGAGATTTATAAGGTGATGCCCTCGACGTTTGCTTTAGTGACAGGAATTCCAAACCACGGCAAAAGCAATTTCATTGACCAGCTAGCGGTCAACCTTATGCAGAAGGAAGGCTGGAAATTTGCCATCTTTAGTCCAGAGCATTCGAGCGCTAACCACATAAGGCGGCTGGCAGAAAAGGTAGTAAAGAAGCCTTTTGATGTTGGACCCAACGTGCGGATGGATGAAAAAGAGCTTGGGGCGGCAATGGAGTTTTTAGATGGGCGGGTTCACTTCATAGAGACCAACGATAGCGTCCCAAACATCGATTGGCTTCTAGGAAAGGCTAGGGCTGCTTGTATGCGGCATGGGGTAAAGGGAATAATTATTGACCCTTATAACGAAATAGACGCGAGCCGAGACGGTAACAAACGAGAGGACGAGCATATCAGAGACCTGATAAGCCAGTGCAAGAGCTTTTGCCGTAAGCACGAAATCGTGATGTGGATGGTAGCTCACCCAGCAAAGATGCAGAGAGGTTCTGATGGAGCCTACCCACCGCCGTCTCTGTATGATGTCAGCGGGTCAGCGCATTGGAACAATATGTGCGACGTTGGGCTGGTAGTTCACCGTGACTTCGAAAGCGGAGAAACAAGAGTAATCACGCGCAAGATACGTGAGCAAGGACTATATGGATCGATTGGAGAGGTGTTTTTTAGGTATAACCTTACCACTCATACTTATGAACCATCGTATGATATGTCTGCCCATGCGGCACCAAAACACTGGACAGACAACGACTAAAAGACTAATATTTTTACGCTTCCCCAAGCACACGGGATGCCTTCGTGGTTAGGGGGGTAAGGTTTGGTCGCCTTGCTCCCCGCTCCATTTGAGTTGGTGTAGCATTGCGGCAATGCGTTCCAGCAATTCTCTTTAATGAGTCTTACCAGATCAACGCTGGAAAGAAGGCGGTTCAACTCCGCTCATCAACGCCATAAAATATTGCTCACAAAGCGTTCTAGATATAAACTCCCAAGAGTATTGCGGAGAGGCCATGTCTTTTAAGTGTCCAGAATGTAATAACACAAAAACAAAAGTTACTGACAGTCGCCCCATGCTTGACGGTGTTTATAGGCGACGGTTTTGCATGAAATGCGAACACCAGTTCTACACCAAAGAAACCACATCAGATACTATGCGTGTCTATACGCCCCCAAGAGAAAAGCCAAAAGCCAAAGGGCCAGTAGTAACTAAGAAACGGAAGCCCATTTCTGCGGTACAAATACGTCGGCAGGCGAGGTCGGTTACTAGAGACATTCCCAGACCAGTGATTATTGATGATATTCCAGACGTAGACAGAATGACTGACGCTGAGTTAGATAATTTTATCTATGGCTCAAGCGATAGATTTGACGACGACGACCCTTATTGACATTGGATCAAGCTATGAAAGTTCAGCAGAAGCTGATAAGCGAAATTATCCCCTACGCAAGAAACCCGCGCAAAAACCAAGAAGCGATAGCTAAGGTTGCGGGGAGTCTAAAAGAGTTTGGTTGGCGGCAACCTATAGTCATAGATTCCGAAAATGTCGTTATAGCAGGCCACACGAGGCTTATGGCAGCGCATTCATTAGGTATGGAGAAGGTGCCTGTAGTAGTTGCAGACGATTTAACTCCTAACCAAGTGAAAGCCTATAGGCTAGCTGATAACCGAGTAGGGCAAGAAGCTGGTTGGGATGACGACTTGCTCCGGTTGGAAATAAGAGATTTAGAAGACGAAAATTATGACATAAGCCTCACTGGTTTTGATTTAGACGAATTAGGTGATTTGTTTGACGAGCCAGAGGAAGAAAAATACGCTGACGGTCAGAGCGGAAGCATGGCTGCAACCTATGGTGTACCACCATTTAGCGTATTAGATACACGCCAAGGCCACTGGGGCAATTTACGTGACAAGTGGCGGGAAAAGATTGGCGATAAAGGTGAGAGCAGAGAAAATACGCTTTCAAAAAGTGACTCAAATGTAATGAGTGACATGAATAATGGCGTCAGTTTGTTTGACCCAGTCCTGGCTGAACTTATGGTTAGTTGGTTTGGTGTAGAGGGCGGCAAAACATTCGATCCATTTGCAGGCGGAATTTTAGGCTTCGTGACAGGTAGCCTCGGCATGGAGTTTCACGGGATAGAGCTACGCAAAGAACAAGCGGAGATTAATCAGTCGAGATGTACAGCGGCTGGCTTGCCGTGCACGTATCATAACGACACTAGTGAAAATATGGACAAGTATGTTGAGGATGACAGCATGGATTTGGTTTTTACCTGTCCGCCATATGCTGATTTAGAGGTTTACAGCGACGACCCGCGCGACTTGTCTAATATGAGCACACAAGACTTTTTTAAAGTGTACAAAAAAATCCTGCAAAAAACCTTCGCAAAGTTAAAAAACAATCGTTTCGCAATTGTGGTGATGGGCGAGGTGCGAGGCAAAAACGGAGCCTACATTGGCACAATACCGAAAACAATTCAGATAATGGAAGACGCGGGATATAAATTCTACAACGAAATAGTCTTAATAAATTCAGCTGGTACGCTACCGTTGCGGGCTGGCAAATACATGCAAGCAACCCGCAAAGTAGGCAAGATGCACCAGAATGTTCTAGTGTTTCTAAAAGGCGACGCAAAAGCAGCTGTCGCAGATTTAGGCCCTATAGATATGAACTTAGCTGAAGATTAAGCGTTGCAGATATGGGCAAAGTTAAAATCATTAACAGCGTAAATCATGGAGCGCTTGTCACCAAACTCTTCCGCTTTGGCAATGGCAGCTTCGAAAGTCGGGCATTCGATACGGGTGCGGTTGTTGCGGCCAAAGTGTCTGAATACAGTAAAATATTTAGCTGTATTGAAAACGTGCTCTTCATGCGAGTTGGTAAATTTAATTTGCATCGTTGGTCTCCGTGGTTAATGAAAAGTAGTATACATATGTAAACAAACACTACAAGTCCGAAACGGAATAAAAAACGACAAAATTTCTGGGTGGTTGAAACAATTTAACAAAAAACCAAATCTAGCCTAAAGTGCAGACCATTAACGCAAAGGCGGAACAGGTAACGTGTCAAAACGAGGACCAAAAGGACCGAGCAAACCCATGTCAGACCTAGATTTAGGGCGCGTGGAAACTATGATGCGAATACATTGCACCAAGGAAGAGATTGCCAGCGTTCTTGGCATGTCTACTAGGACGCTAGACAGGCGTTTAAAAGAGCTGGGCGAAGAAAATTTTGACACCATGTATAAAAAAAACAGAGCGCATGGAAACGCATCGCTTCGACGTATGCAGTGGAAGCAGGCCGATAGTGGAAATACGGCGATGCAAATATGGCTAGGAAAGCAGTACTTGGGTCAGCAAGATAAGCAGCAAGTCGAGCACCAGGGGGAAATTGACACTGGCAATGATGACGCATTCAGAACAATTCTTGCCGCTCTTGCAACAGCTAGAACACGACAAAGCTGACATACTTAGCCACTACAGTCTGTGGCCTATAACTGCGAGAGAAGAGCAAAAAACCCCAAAAGGCGACTGGACCTATTGGTTAGTTCTTGCTGGCAGGGGTTGGGGCAAGACTCGAACGGGTGCGGAAGATGTAGGCTTTTATGGTTTGCTGCATCCAGGTTCACGAATAGCGGTAGCCGCTCCGACGATTTCTGATGCCAGAGATACTTGCATAGAAGGCGAAAGCGGTTTGCTGTCTGTGTTACCGCCAGCACTCATCCAGACGTGGAATAGGTCTCTTGGTGAGTTATTGTTGAAGAATGGGACACGCTACAAGACATTTTCCGCCGATGAGCCTGATAGATTTAGAGGGCCGCAGCATCATCGGGCTTGGTGCGATGAGATAGCCGCCTGGAAATACCCAGATGCTTTCGATCAATTGCTATTTGGTTTAAGGCTTGGAGACAGCCCACAAGTAGTCATTACCACCACACCAAGGCCAACGCCTCTGATTAAGACATTGCTTGAAGACGAAAAAACCGTTGTCACAAGAGGTTCAACTTTTGACAACGCAGACAACCTTGCACCTTCAATGCTTGAACAACTGAAAAAGAAATATGAAGGAACTAGGCTTGGTCGCCAGGAATTATATGCAGAAGTGCTTACCGATACTGAAGGAGCGCTCTGGTCGTGGTCATTGATTGACGAAACGCGAATAAAAGAAACCGAAGCGCCAGAAATGAGGCGTGTAATCGTTGCAATAGATCCGGCGGTTACAAACAATTCAGATTCTGATGAAACAGGGATTGTGGTTGCAGGAGTTGGTCTTGATGGACGATATTATGTTTTAGAAGACGCTTCTGGTAAAATGTCGCCAGATGCATGGGGAAGAAAAGCTGTTGACTGTTACTATAGCTGGCAAGCTGATAGAATAGTAGCGGAGACAAATAATGGTGGCGATTTGGTCGAAAGATTGATAAGAACAGTTGATAATAACGTATCATATAGCCCCGTAACTGCATCGCGTGGTAAACTGACGAGAGCGGAACCAATTGCTGCTTTATACGAGCAAAGGAAAGTAAGTCACGCTGGTTTTTTTTCTGAGATGGAAGACCAGATGACAACGTACATAGGTGGGAGTAGGAAATCACCAGATAGAATGGATGCCTTAGTATGGGCGTTGACCGAACTGAGCCACTCCAGCGGGACGGCATATTGGAGAATTAGCTGATGGGCATCATCGACAACTTAACTGGGATTTTCAGACAGAAAGCAGAGACGCCGCGCTATGAGGCTAAAGAGGCACCACAGGTAGTCCTACAGACGACCTACGGCACCCACAAGCGCAGCGACAAATACGAGAGCTACGCAAAAGAGGGATACCAATACAACGCCATCGTGTTCAGATGCGTAAACGAAATAGCTAACGGCGCTGCCGCCATACCGTTCAAGGTATTTCAAGGTGAGATAGAGCTAGAACGTCACCCGCTAATCTCATTGCTAGAGAGGCCAAACCCGCTTCAAGCTGGCGTTGAATACTTCCAAGCGCTGTATTCTTATCTGCTTCTAAGCGGGAATAGCTTTGCAATTCGGAACGATGTAGGCGGCACACCGCGCGAATTGCACCTTCTGCGTCCTGACAGGATAAGAATTAAGCCAAGCAAGACATCTATTCCAGAAGGCTATGAGTACGTTTTGGGTGGCCAAGTTGCCAAATACTATCCATCAGACCCCATGACGGGTCTTTCAGAGGTTAAGCATTTTAAGTTCTTTAACCCGCTCGACGACTATTTGGGAATGAGTCCACTTATGGCAGCGGCTATAGACATCGACCAGCACAATGCCATAGCTAACCATAACATTTCATTACTGAATAACGGCGCACGGCCGACGGGTGCGATAGTGTTCAAGCCACAGAATGACCGTGGCATTCCAATGCAATTGAGCGACAGCCAAAGGCAGCAATTGAACGAGGACTTGCGGAACAGGTTCACTGGCCCAAATAACTCAGGCCGTCCAGTTTTGCTTGAAGGCGACTTTGACTGGAAAGAAATGGGCTTGTCGCCAAGAGATATGGACTTCCTGCAAAACAAGAACATGGCTGCAAAGGACATAGCGCTCTGCTTTGGTGTGCCATCCCAATTGATTGGAGTTCCTGACGCGCAAACCTATGCAAACGTGCAGGAAGCACGTCTGGCGCTCTATGAAGAGACCATCATTCCGCTAGCCAAACGAGTTGAGAGCGACCTAAACGAGTGGCTAGCACCGCTTTATGGTGATGATTTCTACATCCAATATGACATTGATGCTGTCCCCGCCATGACTGAGCGCAGGCGTCGTGTCTATGAAAACGTGACCCAGGCAGTTCGTGAAGGAATTATATCGAGAAATGAAGCTAGAGAGCGGCTTGGTCTTGAGCCAATATCAGGCGGTGATGAGGTATACATCGCGGCTAACCTCTTCCCGCTCGGTGCGCCTGACGTGGCTCAGGATGAGGGTATTTCACCTGACGATGCTGGAAAGCTGGCTTATGGTGAGACTGAGACTAAAGAAGAGCATGATGTCTATGAGACAGAAGCTGAAGCCGAGGAGCGCGCTGCGGAGCTAGGCTGCGAGGGATACCATGAGGCGGAAGGGCCAGATGGTGTCTACTACATGCCTTGTGGCAGTCACGCAGAATGGGTTCGGGCTACGGGAAACGATAAGGCAGAAGGCGGTGAAGATGCCAAAGCGGAGAGCGACGTTGACACTCGCCCGACACGGGAAATGGCACGAAACGCAGAACAAGGCTTACGTCTCCGAAAGGAGTTCAACAGAGGCGGCACTGAGGTGGGCGTCGCTAGAGCCGTGCAACTTATCAACCGTGAGCGTTTGTCTCCTAGAACTGTTCGACGGATGCATTCCTTTTTCGCACGACATGAAGTTGACGAGCGTGCGGAAGGTTTTCGCCGTGGGGAGCCAGGATTCCCGTCTGCGGGTTTCATCGCCCATCAACTTTGGGGCGGGACAGAAGGCAGGCAGTGGTCAGCAAGAAAGGTAGAAGAGCTTGATAAAGCTCGCGGAAAAGAGATGGACATACTGGACATCATGGTTCCGTGCTGCGATGACTGCGACGCATTAAGCTATGGAGAGGTCAAGGCTGATGTCTCAGAAAGCATCGCTAAAGCTCTATCGGAAAAGGTCAAAGAGCATAATGACAAGCATGGTGATGCTAAGTCTAAGCGTGTTACTCAGCGGATGCTTGAAGCCGTGTTCACCAGAGGCGTTGGAGCGTACAGGACCAATCCTGAAAGTGTGCGTCCCAATGTGACTGGGCCGGACCAGTGGGGTCTAGCGCGAGTTAATGCTTTCCTGTTTGCAGTGAGGACGGGCAGATTTAAGGGTGGGAAGTTTGATACTGACCTACTCCCTGAAGGTCATCCTATGAGGACGGGAAAATAATATGCCGTTAGAATCAAAATATGCCCTGCAAATCCGCCGAGGTAATTGGGCTGAGAAGGGCCTGTTCAAGTTTGGTTTTAACCAGGTAAGCACTACAGAAGAAACAATCTGGGATGGCGGTGGAATATACGTCTATCCATCGTCAGCGGGTCCAATGACTGTCACATCGGCTGGCGGTGCTACAGACGAAGGCGTGAAAATTACCGTTCAAGGATTGGATGAAAACTACGCTATAGCCAGCGAGGAAGTGACGTTAAATGCGTCTGGGGTTGCTACTACCACGACGACTTACATTCGCGTCTACAGGGCCTTTGTAAGCGGTTCTGCAGCTATTACAGGCGACGCAACTATTGCCAACGGTGGAACAACTTATGCAAAGGTTCTGATTGGTGAGAACCAAACGCTGATGACCGTTTGGACTGTTCCCGCTGGTTATACAGCCTACATCCAAGAAGGCTACATTGGTTCGGGCACATCAACGGTCAATAAGTACGCAATAGCACGCATAGTGACCCGTGAGCCTGGTGGAGTGTTTAGAACACAGTTTAAGACCACTCTTTCCAACGAGACGATCAAAGTTGATTTGGGATTGCCTATCGTATGCCCAGAGAAAACAGACATTGAAGTACGGGCCAAAACGTCTAGCGGTGACGATGACATCTCAGCGACTTTGGCCATCGTTTATGTGAAGAATGACTGATGATAATTGCCGCCGATAGGGGGGCGATAGAGCGCACAAGAATTGGCTACAGCCATGAGCGCATGTCGTTTCCTATCTTTATCAAGGCTGGCAGGAAGCGCATCAACGTCGCCAAAGAGGTCGCAACGGTCAACAAACTTCGGCAATCACATGAGCGACGGCTTACTTTTCGCATAATGCAGCTATTTAACAGGATAGCAAAAGAAGCGGCTGAAGAGTTTGAGGCAGGCAGAAACATAGAAAATGCGTTCGTTTCCATGCCAGAAGAACTCAATAGCATCCTTAGAGCGCATTACTCCGCTGTTATTGAAACATTCGCAAATTATGCGAGCCAAGACAGGAAAGCAGATAGCCCGTTTTTGTATTTGATAAATCGTTATCATGAGCTCTTTACAGCGCAAAAGGTAACCGCAATCCTTTTCACGACTAGAGTGCTAATCAGAAGAGCTATCGCACAGGGCGATGCAGAGGGTCTTGGTGTTGCTAGTATTGGCAAACTAATAAGAGAAAAGACTAGCGGTCAAATAGGCCGAGCAAGGGCCGCAACAATAGCGAGAACAGAGACACACGGTGCAGCAAGTTGGGCGCAGCACGAACAGCACAAAGAAATGAATTTCCCCATGAAAAAGCGTTGGGTTTCTGTTGGCGATGCTCGCACCCGACAGCATCATGTTGCTATGAATGGTAAAGAAGTGAAAATGGATGAGGACTTTCTCGTCTATTATAACGGCGTTGAATACCCAATGGCCTACACTCATGACCCCAGGGGTGGTCCTGGTAATAATATCAATTGTCGTTGTGTTACTCTCTATTTTCTGGATGATGATATAATGTCTGAAGATGAGACATGATGCGCGAAAGTTGTAAATGGTGGATGTTTATCTAATTGCAGTTATGTGCTAATTTGAGGTAGAAGGGTATTGATATGCCGTTACCTGAACCAAATTTAGGCGAGGACAGGGATGCATTTGTGTCCCGTTGTATGGGCGACGACAAGATACGTTCTGAGTTTCCCAACGATGACCAGCGAGCCGCTGTCTGTATGAGCGCATTTGAGAAGACAGACAAAGGGGATAGCTCGATGTCACAAATTCAAGAGTACGACGAAGACATTGGCGACTTTGAGAGCAAGGAATTTGAGGCTGGAACGCTCGACGTAAAGTTTGACGTTAAAGCTGGCCATGAGGACGATGAAAAAGGCGTCTTTAGTGGCTACGGCTCAATCTTTGGCAACAAAGACCTTGGAAATGACATCGTCGTTGAAGGTGCGTTCGCAAAGTCTATCGCCAGCAAAGGTGCCAAGGCTGTCAAGATGCTTTACCAGCACCGCCCAGACGAGCCCATAGGCGTCTTTGACGAGATTATTGAAGACAGGCGTGGCCTCAAGGTTAAGGGGCGTCTCGCTATGGGGACGCAGCGCGGTCGTGAAGTTTACGAATTGATGAAGATGGGCGCTCTGGATGGCCTCTCAATAGGCTACAGAGTGGACGCAAAGGGCTATGACTACGATGAGAAGGGCAAGCGTCGCTATCTCAAGTCTGTAGACCTGATGGAAATTTCTGCCGTTACCTTCCCAATGAACCCCCGCGCACGGGTTGCAGCGGTGAAAGGTGCGGAGAGAAGTGTTCGGGAATGGGAAGAAATCTTGCGGGATGCAGGGAACCTTTCCAGGAACGAAGCGAAGGTTGGAGCAGCGGCTTTGACCAAGGCACTGGAACAGCGGGATGCTGTGAAAGACGAAGCGCCTGAAGTTCTCGAAGCGTTGAAACGCTTCACAAACATCCTTAAACCCTAAATCTACGAGGTGAGAAATGACTGATGAAGTCAAGACCGCTGTAGACGCAATGGCTGGTGCCTTTGAGGAATTCAAAAAGGTCAATGACGAGCGTCTAAAGCAAATCGAAGAAAAAGGCAGCGTAGACCCAATCCTTGAGGGCAAACTTGCTGCTATTGAGAAAGACCTTGATAAATTCGAGGACTTCAACCAGAAGCTCGTCGCGCAGAGCAAATCTGCCGAGCAGCTTTCCGAGAAGCTCAACAGCATCGAAGCAATGATGAAGCGTCCAAATGCAGGCGTTGAATCAAAGCAAGTAGATGACAGCATCCGCATCTGGGAAACTTTCCTTCGCAAAGGCAAGGAAGGTCTTGATGAGGTAGAGCAAAAGGCGCTTGTGGTTGGCACCGCTGCCACCGCTGGTAACTTAGCCCCTGCCGAATATGTGGAAGAGCTTATCAAAGTCATCACTGAGATTAGCCCTGTTCGCTCGGTTGCGCGTGTACGCCAAACCAGCAACAAGGAAATCGAAGTACCAAGCAAAACCGCTTCCTTTGCGGCTGCTTGGACGGCTGAAGCTGGTACTCGCTCTGAGACGACTGGCTACACCACAAGCCTGAACACCATCCCAACTCATGAGCTTTACGCTCTGGTTGATATTTCATCTGCATTGCTTGAAGATTCCGTCTTCGACCTTGAAGCTGAAATGAACCTTGAGTTCGCGGAGCAGTTCGCCAAGGCTGAAGGCGCAGCTTTCATCTCTGGTAACGGCACCAACAAGCCAACTGGTATCACTGACTCGGCCTCTGCCGTTGCTTCTGGCGTGACCTGTGCTTCTGCTACAGCAATCACGGCTGACGAAATGGTTGAGTTCGTGCATAGCCTCAAAGCAGATTATGCTCGCAACGCATCTTTCATGATGAATCGCACCACCCTTGGCGCTATTCGTAAGCTGAAAGATACCGCTGGTCAGTACATCTTCCAGACAGGCTTCAGCGGCCAAGCTGGTTTGCCAAACACAATCTTGGGCCATCCTTATGTTGAGGCTCCAGATGTGGCTGACATTGCAACAGGCACAAAGCCAATCATCTTCGGCGACTTCCGCCGTGGCTACATGATTGTTGACCGCGTGTCCTTGTCAGTATTGCGTGACCCATACTCCCAAGCATCGACAGGCAATGTTCGTTACCTTGCTCGTCGTCGTGTAGGTGGTGAGGTCGTGCTAGCCGAGGCAATGAAGCTCTTGGAAATGGCATAACACCATAGGTGCGGGGGGCCTTCGGGCTCCCCAATCCGAAAGGAGTTATTATGAAGATAGTAATGTTAAAGAACGCCGTTGGGATGGCTAACGCTTCAGGCGGTGAAACTATGACTTACGTCATGGGTCAAGAGTATGAAGGCAAAGAAGGCTGGCAAGTTAAGACGCTTTCCTACTTCGTACAGGTTGGGGCCGCTAATGAAATAGGCGGCAATGCAGCACCAGAAGAGACCAAGACAGCCAGCAAGCCAAAACCAAAGGCGAAGCCAAAAGCAAAGAAGGCGGAGTAACGTAGAATGACGGCTGGCGTTTATCACTTTTCAATGGAGCAAGGTTCTACCTTTAGCAGAAGCATCACCTATAAAAATAGCTCTGGTGACGCCATTGATTTGAGTGGTTACACCGCTAGGATGCAGCTACGCAAAAACATTGAAGATGCCGCACCTTTGATAGAGTTGACTACTGAGAATGGCAGGATAGCTATTACGGGCTCAACTGGGACTATAGTCCTAACGATTTCTGCCGCTGACACGGCTTCTCTAAACCCTGTTGAGGGTGTTTATGATTTGGAGTTGGTTAGTGGATCAACCATTGAAAAACTAATTGCAGGCACGTTCACAATAAAACGGGAGGTCACTAGATGACTGGAAAAACCGTTACGATTGTTGAGACTACCAACGAAGCTATTATTGATGCTACAACTGTTGAAGTCGTGTCAGTCGGCACACAGGGGCCAGCGGGACCCAATACCATTGGCGGCAAAGGACTTCCAAATTCTGAAACTGCGCCGACAGATGGAGACCTTTTGAAATATAGCTCTAGCAGTGACAGATGGGAGTTCACGCAAGAGATTGATGCTGGCACCTATTAACGGAGACTGACATGGCTAACACCATAAAGATTAAAAGAAATATTACCGACTCTGCCGCACCTACTACGTCAGAGATTGCCAAAGGTGAAATAGGCTTTACTGAAGCCACCAAGAAACTCTTCTACCGCATGAATGACGACACCATCCTTGAGATTGGTGGTGAGGGTGCATTCCTGAAGAGCAATGAATCAGACACGATGAGCGGCAACCTTACCATCACTGGTAACTTGACCGTTCAAGGAACCACAACTCAAGTTGACTCAACAACTGTTACAGTTGCGGACCCGCGGGTTAAG